CGTCAATATCTTGGGTATTGTTTACTATTTCCTCGTTTATATCAGCGTATCTCTTTTGTATCTCTTCGATAGCATCGGAGTCTATTTGTGCTATCTCCTCGTTTGATTCTTTGATCTTCTGCCTCAAGTCGCCCATGTCTTTTACTACGTCCTCTATTGAGTCTCCAATATCGTTGTATGCCTCTACTCATTTATCCTTTTGTTCTTCCCAGGCCTTAATAACATCCTTCGCATTCTCGATAGATGTCTTATGTGTGTCTCCTTGCAACTCCCTTATTTCTTCTTCCATCCTAGTATTCACGTCCAATATGCTTTGTGCTTTGGATATTTCGCTAGCTTCAGAGTCCTCTATTCAGGCTATCTCTAACTGTGCCTTCGCCTTAGCTAATTCAATTTGTGTTTTGGTAATATCTACAGTAGCCTTAGCTGCGCCATTCCTTGCCTTAGCTGCGCTATTCCCATCTTCATCTAGTGAGTTTATTCTTCCCTGTAGGTCTTTTGTGTACTCTAGTAACTTATTTCTCTGTTCTGATCAAATTACAGCATCTTTTGTTAGATTGTTTACTTCTCATAATGCCTTTGTTAATTGAGTCATTGTAGTAAAATTCTCTGCATTGAAGTTTTTGTTTTTCTCAAAAAATATGCCTAGCTCCGCGGCAGCGTCCTCCACTGAGTTAAACTTAACGATTTCTATTGCCGCAGCGTCTTTTCTTATATTATCAAGGCTTAATTCTGCATCTTTAAGTTCGGCTACCGCGGCGGATACTCATTTGCCTTGCCTACCAATACCAAAAAACTTAGCAATAGGGCTGTCTGGCGAGGCGTCTCTTGTCGCCTCTGCAATTGCTAATGCAGCTTCTTTAATTCCAACGGTAGCTAATGCGGCAGCTTCTGCTTTTGCTATATGCTCTGCTTTTGCTTTCCTTGCGGCTTCCGTCTCTACTGCTAATTGTTCTACTGTGTGTGATGTGTCTATTCTAAGTGAATCCACAAAAGCCAGTGCTTCTGCGTAATTGTCCGTAGTTAAGCTGGCTATTCTAAACGCTGCTATTCATGATGATGTAGCCTGTGTAGTTTCATCAATAGACGTTCTCATTCATGCTAGCTCACTTTTTGCAGTTTGAATTTCGCTAGTCATGCCAGAAACTTCCTTTTTATATGCTGCATTACTCTCTGTGTTGAACCTAACGGCGCCTCAGTTTTTTTTATTCTCATCCGCCAATTCCTTAAGTCTATCTCTATGTTTTTTTTCTATACTTTCCACCTCTTGTAATTTTTTCTTATATCTTCCTAGTTCTGCTGTTGTTTTTATATTTAATTCATTCACAGCCTCTTGTATTTTTCTATCTTTAGCTAGAGACTCTGCTGTTTTATCTATGGCCAAAGATAATCTTACATACTCATCTTTCATTTTTGCAGACTGTTTTTCGTATTCGTTCATACTAATTGCTCATCTAGACAAGCTCTTATCTAAATTAGTCATTTTTTCTCATAGTCAATCCATTTCTTCATTTAATGACTTCATATTTTCTTCCAATTTTTCTGTCTCTGTGAGTGGTCATGCGAATGCAGCCTTCAAAAGAGTGGCTGCCATAACTACGGCTAGTATACTAGCCACTACTCCTCATAAAATAGGATTTATCAAAGTTGCGACCCCGATAAGTCATCATGCTCACAATGCCTTTACAACTACTAGTCACGCGGTGCTTAAATTACGAAACTGCCCAGCCAATGTACTTACTCATTTGTATATCGTAAGGATGACTTTGTTTATTGTGATATACAATGGGATCAAATCTTTCCCCATTTGTTCCTTTTGGATCCTAATCTCATTATTCAACTTAATGAACTTACTTTCTGTAGTCCCGTATCTCAAAGATGCTTCTTTCTGTATAGCATTCCCTTTCTCGAATTCTGCGTTTCCAAGAGTTATTGTTTTCCTCAAAAGATTTCATGCGGAAGATAGGTTAAGAAAAGTTTCCTTCGTCCTAACATTATTTCAAAGTAGGTTTATGATTATACTATCCGCTCTCTTTCAAGCTTTTCACAATCATTCAACAAATAGATTGAAAGCTTCTCCTGCGTCTTTCTCTCGGAGTTGTGTGAATTTCTCTGCGGACAATCAAGCAGTATCAGCAAATCATTGAAGGTCTACGCCTCCTGCCGTTACGGCGGAGCTCATCAATAATAGTGCCTTATTAACCGCACTTCCTCCTTTTTCTGCCTGTATTCCAACAGAAGTAAGGGCAGTAGCTATCCCGGTCATATCTCCTACCGTAAGTCCGGCAACATTACCTGCACCTGCGATCCTTTGTGTGAAATTTGTTATCTCAGACTCCTGTGCGGCAAAGTTGTTTCCAAGGGCAACTACTGCACTTCCTAGTTTGGATACCTGTGATAGTGGCAAACCAACTACATTTGCAATTCTAGAGAATGCCAAAGCCGCTTCTTCTGTGGTCAGGTTCGTAGTAACACCCATCTGGGCAATAACTTTAGTAAACTCTTCAAGCGCTTCGATTGGAACTCCCATTTGTCCACCAAGCTCGGCAATCTTTGCAAGCTCTTCGTATGTAAGTGGTATTTCTAAGGTTAGCTCATGCAGAGAGTCGTTGAATTGAGCGAATTGCCTATCCGTAGCTTCTACTGTTTTTTGAACACCAACAAAAGCACTCTCGAATGAGACCGCAATATCCTTTGCTTCCGCCATACCCCTACCAAGTGCTCTTACCCCAGCGGCAATCCCTCAAGCAATACTAAAAGCTCAAAAGGTAGACAATAGTCATGTTTTCAAAGAGTTACTTAGTCCTGAAAAGCTAGTCTTTAACCTGCTTGTAACATCATTTCAAGTATTTCTTATGTTTAATATTCATTTATTTATTTCCTTGAGACTACTTTTGAAATTTTTGACATCCAAATCTATCTTGGTTGTTGATGGTTTCTCTATCTTATTCTTCTGTATCTGTAGGGCACTAAGCTTGGCTTTTGCCTTTGTCGTTTCGGCAGAAATAACCACCGTCTTCGATAGGGTGGCATCAGCCTTACTTGCCTTGAAGGCAGCTAATTTAGCTCTAGCTTCCTGGATATTTATACTAATGGTAGCCTTCTCGTTCTTTGCTGCTTCTCTTTTTGCCAAAACCAACTCCTTTATTCTTGAGTTCGCTACTGCGGTTTCTGCTGTGATAACTATCTTTGCCTGTTGTGCGATCTGCTTCTTCTGAATCTCAAGCTGTCTAATTTTTTTCTGAGTGGCCAAAATATTAGCATCGATCCTAAGTTCAGCAGGAGTTGTTAATCTTTTTTTCAGAGACTCTAAATTTGCGATCTCTTTCTTTACTCTGTCTGCATCAATATTAAGTTGGATGAATCTTTCCTTCATAGCTCAATCAATAACCTTTCATGTGTCTCTGGCTACTAATTTGACTTTTTCAAGTTGGTCTCTTATTATTTTAGTGTCCAATTCTGGAGTAAACGTAAGAGCCTTTTCGGTTTTCTTAGCGACTTGTACGGCGTCAGAGTACATTCATTGTAGTGTAGTCTCCATCTGGCTCACATCCGCTACTACCTCTATCTCAAGAATATCAGTCATCTATGTGGTTATTTCTTATTAAATAAATCCAATAACTCATCGTCGCTATACGTCTGATTGAATAGGATTTTATCGTTTGCGTGTTGTCATGCTTCGCTTCATTCGTTCACTCAAAAGTTTATTCATCTTATGAATCGGTTGAATTGTTCAAGAGTATACGTTCTTTGTAGTTCTGCTGGGTGGATGGAAATCTTTCCTGCTAGTTCTGATAGCTGGGTGCTATAAAGTACACTCCTCCCTCAAGAATCACCTCTTTTGCCTCACTTTCTCTCGAAAACTCATCTGAATCTCGTATCCATTATTGTTTTATATATTTTCTGGACAGAATCTCATTTCATCTTTAATATATTTTCAGAAATTTCTTCTAAGTTTCAAAATTCTTTCATAAAATCAAATATCCATTTTGTATGGTCTATGTCTTTCTGTAGAAATTTTATTGTCTCCTCTATGGTGGCCTGTTTATATTTAACACCAACAAGAAATTTTTCTTCCTTCCCTTCTAACTTTACCGTTATTGGTATTTTTAATTCCCAATCTCAAGCGAAGGGGTAATCGTACCATTGATTTGACATACCTAGTATCAAATTTTAAAAAAGAGGGCAAGGGTCAGAACCCTAACCCCCTCATAGTCACCGTATTATTTATACTATATTCTTGTTCTTTCTTTCAACAACTGACCTCCCTTCGCTCCTTGTAGAGTAATCCCAGAAAGTGGTACCTCTCCAGTAGAGATAAAGTTAGTGTCGAGTGCTCCAGATAGATTGGCCTTAACGATGTAATACTTATCAATCTTAGCGTTCTCATCAGGACATGTTTCAATCTCAACAATAAAGTAAGGTTGAATCATTGTTCCAATATCGTAACCAGAATATTCAGCAGAGATTGGTGTATAGTTGTATGTCAGAGTGAAATCTTGTGCCACAGTTGAGATAGCTCAACCAGCGTAGATGACCAATCCGAATTCTCCAAAACCATTATCTTCTAGTCTGAAATCTGTTCCCTCTACCAAAGTAGTGTCGATTGAACCAACCAAAGCAGCTACAGTAGGAACAACGATATTAACATTACTATCGTGATGCTGGTATTGGAGTCTTGAATTTCTGTTGAACGCAAGTGCACCACTTAATCGTACTTGAGTTGATGCAACAACAGGAGTACCAGGAACAGAAGAGTATCCATTTCCAGTGAGAATTTCTAGTGCATCAAGATCAAGTGTAGTCAACCAATCTCCTTCAAAAGAAGGGATAAGATCAGAAGTCTTCTGTCGCTCTTGAATATCACAATCATCCACTTCATCAGTAACTTCGTTCTCAAAAGCTTCTGAAATTTTAGCATTTTTGAAACCGGCCATTCTATTGAAGACCCAGTTTGCTTGAACGTATGCTATAACTGCATCTACATTATCGTTCTCAGTCGTCAAAGTTCTTGATGGCATATTAGTTGCCAAAATCCCTTCTGGATCATAAGAGGAGATTCTAACCTTAGCGGCCTTGTAGGATACGTTGTTTTTGGTAAATGTGCTCATCGTGTAAGATTATTAAGAAGTTAAAAGTGTAGCCCAGGTTTTTGGTAAATCAACCTCCACAGGTATGTTGAACTTAACTCACGCCTCTACTACTCCTGTTTTGAAGTTTAGTTGTTTGAGTGCGACCATAGTCTTATTTTTTTTCTTTTTTGGTGTGATGGTTTCTACTTTCTTTTGAGGCTCATTTGTTTTTTTGTCTTCTGACATTATGTTTGGGTTATATAGGTAAAAACGTAATCTCTATATAATATTAGATTCTGCTTCTCATCCCTGGTTGGTTCTGATGCGTATCCTTGTCTGATCCCACTAACTTCTTTGCTACCTCGTGAGGTAATGGGGATACATCAGTCAATATCTCAGAGAATAGAATCTTCTAGTATTTCAAATATAACTGACAACTCATCTTCAACAGTGTCTTTGGTTCAAACTATGCTAATAGTAATAAACGCCTCTCTATTAAATGAATTGCTAGCTGACGATGGCATTTCCTGCTTCTTAATGAACATATATGGTCTGAGCGGCGATTCCCTCAATTCTTTTTCATTTTTTATTCATCATGGTAGTAGTTCTACCAAAGCCGGTATGGTCTTGAGTGTCTCCACAATATCATTTCCATTCAGAATAATGTGCATCTTATCTTTTTAAGAATTGAAGTATTATCGGTCTCATCGCTTTTAATGCCCTTTCATAAGTATGTACTCAGTCTCAGATATACCATCACATATTTCATTTTGGCTTCTGATATGAAGCTATTACTCATAGTCATTCCTCCACCTTCAATCAATATGGCGTACTATTGTGCATCCTTCAGACTACATCACTTCATTCTACTTTTACTGGGTCTCTTATATTTCATGCAAGCATTCTACCTGTATCCTCTGGGGTAAGTCTATTAACCATTACTTCTAATGCTCCCATTCATTTTTCCAGATCAATGACCAATTTATTTTTGGTCTTTCTCATGGTATCTGCTACGCTGAATGAGAATTTCATTATAGTATTTGATTAAGACGAACGTAAATATTTTCTAGTCTTCCATTTGGCATATCGTAATAATCTACCTGATCCACCATATATTTACCATCCTCAGATACATGAGGTCAGAATAATTCAAAGATATACCCTTGTTTTATCTTCTTCTCAGGATCGTATGCATATCATGGTATAACACAATCTAACCTGTCTTTATCTTGCTCCCTTACGGACATACTTTCAAGATAATTCACTACATTACCCCTGGGGGCCATATAGTAATCACACTCAAGACCTTCATATAGCATAGTTTCAACTGGCACATCTGTGCCACGTTTATCTTCCGTCGTGGTTATCTTTATGTTACATGTTTTATCATAAAGCATCACGATCGCTAGATAGTTAAAATCCTATACTTATTAAGATACGATTTAAATCACTTCATGCTAGATGTTGCCTCTCACCCTCAAGCGTACTTAATTGTTCTTGGTCACATCTTGTAATTAGAGATTTGTTGTAAACTCTCCTTGCTCATTTCCTCCTCTACCAACAGTGTGTGTGCGAATATAATATCCTGTGGTAATTCGGTTTTTACATATCATGATATGTATGTTATCATGAAATATCCAAGGTCGGTTGATTCAATATAATCGTACAGATCGTTCATAACGATTCTTCTATCTTGTGGTTTTGTTATCGCATAATCCGTATTAACAACACCAGTATAATCTACTCAGTTTATCTTTTTTATTTCAGAGACTTGAATGTTTTGTAGATAAATCTCTGTTGGGCATCAATCACCAATATCACAGAACATAATTTTCTCTGTCTTTTCTGATATATTTACCTCGCCGATTATAGATGTTATCTCTGGTGCTGTCCGATCCAAATATTTTTGAATTTGAGCTCTTCTTGCATCAGAGGCAGTTGTTACTCACAACTTTGCTAGTACATCGTCGACTGTTGCATACATCTTTCAATTTTAGGAGTAAATTACTTTTGTTCTGCTTTGTGGGTTTTTATGATCCCTAACAACGTTTCTAGCGGTGAACTTTTAACATACGCCACCTCATTGTCATCAAGATATTTCTTTGCTTGTACATATGTCATTGGTTTTTCTTCTACTAGGTCTCCCATTAGAGAATTGATTTCTGCATCAGTTGCTCCGTCTTTTTTACCTGTAGTAACATCAACAACTCAAGCTGTGTCGTTGTTGTCTAGCTCGCCGACATTCGTTGGAGCAATAACTCCGGCTTCTGGAGATACAATAGGCTCTCCGGCACTTGTCACTTCATCAGCTAGTTTTTCATCAACTGGAGGTGTAGTAGGGGCGTCAACTGGTCTATTATCAGCTGGAACCTTAACAATAGCATCAACTGGAGGCACTATAGCTTCTTCTGTCTTAGCAGGAGTAGGTACTACATTTACAGGGGGAGATCTCATCTCTTTGCTTTCTGGAGATTCTTTAATCTCAAATGGGTTTATTAGATTTCCTTTTTTAGTACAAGCAACAAATCTATTGCTTTTCATGTAGCTATAATCCAATTCTGAATCTATAATTCCTCCTTCATCAACCCTATATTTTCTTCCTCCTTCAACTTTTCTAACAAGAGTGTGTTCTTGACCAGTATATTTGTAATATGTATTAGCCATAGGTTTTATTTATAAATAAAGTAAGTCTACTCACCACCAGACGATGGTGAGTAGATATATGTTATAATGTAGCGTTAATTCCTCCTACAACTCGTGGATCTGTAGCTCCTGCCTTTTTGTTGACAATAGCAAAACCAAATTCCATAGTCATGATTACAGAGTAACCCTTACCTGGGATTTTAACAGAATCCAATTCGATTGCTTGACCGAATCCAAATTGTACAGCAGATCTTCTGAAATACAAGAAACCACCCTTAGTATTGCTTGCAGCAGTAACGGAAACTTTTCCATCAGCTTCTGTTTTTGGGTAATCTCTAGCAACAAATAGATCTACTCCAGCTATATTTGTAATGGCACCAGTATAGATAGTAGAACTTCTACCATTTTCGTTAGCTTTTTTAAACTCAGAAATAGTCAATGCTTTATTGTAGGTTCCACCATTCATAATGAGAAGTATTTCTGACAAATCATAAGAATAATCTCCCATCAAAGCTCTCACTTCGATAAAGCCACTTCGATCCAATGCACCAACGTCTTTCCAATCAATATCAACAGTTCCACTTAGGAATGTTTTTCTCAAACCATTGTCAAGTAGAAGTCTGTGATCATTTGCTCCATCGGCGAATGTAGAAACTGGAAGTGCGTCATCAAGATTTACATTACCTGTGGCAGTGGTGGTAGTATCACAATTAAGAACCATAGACTCCATTGTTCTAGAGTAGATCTTAGCTGCTTGTTCTTTTACGTATTGCTCAACGTCCATGATAGAATAGTTGGTCAATCTCTTTGAAATATCAACAGATGCGATCATTGGTACTTGATTGATTGTTATATCAGCAGTAGGAAGTTTCCTATTACCTTGAGATATGATTCCAGCACCAGTTGTTCGTTCTGGATTACCTACAGCGAAACCAATTTCACCAACGATAGGTCTCTTCTCAGAAATACCCATATCAGAACCTTGGAAACCTGGCAATTCATTCATAAATGAAGTTGTTTGAGGTATCATCTGGATAACTTCTCCTGTAAGAACATCAACAGGAACGAGTTCTTTACCATATCCAACATTACTGGTATGTTCTACTTCATTTGCATTCTTTGAATACTTTTCTTTTGCTTGTTCCATTTGTTTTACTACGATGTCTTTTTCAACACCTGTATTGGTTTTCAATTCTCCTACGAGATTGATTAGAGCTTCGTTATTGAGCATTGTGATATAAATAATAAATAAAATATTAGCCTGCGATTTTTTCTAATACGTTTGTAAGTTGCGTTTTAGCAGCTGCTTTCTTTTCCTCAGTCTCAGCGACAAAATTAGAGACGCCGCCTACTACGATGTTTTTTAATTGTCATTGTAGTGTAGAGATGGCATTAATTGCTGCCGTAAGACCATCAGTCAAAAGCTGGGCATTTTCTTCATGATTTGCTACGGTTTTTTTCAAACCAGCGATCTCAGAATCTACTTCGTTCTTGTAGGTCTTAAATTCATTCTTTTTTACTTCCTTGGTTACTACCTTGTTTTCTTTTGACTTTTCGTCAATATCTTTATCTTCCTTTGGGGTTTCCTGATCTTTTTCAGATCATTCTGGTTTTTCACCTTCCTCGGAAGTTTCTGGATCTTCTTTTTTTTCTTCCTCTTTTTTTTCATCTACCTCGTCCTCTTTTTTCTCTTCCTCAACTACTTCTTCTACTTTTTCAGGTGTCTTTTCTTCATCTGTCAGTTCATTTAATTTAGCAGTAATTTTATTAGATTGATCTTTAGTTAGATTTGCTTTATCCATGAATGCTTTAATCTCTGCGGCTGTCATGTCGTTTAATTTATTTGATAAAATTTCTGAAATAATTTTCTCAGAATATTTGTTTGTGAAATAGTTTCATACACTATTGTGTGCAACGATAGCACCCTCATTACTTCAAATAGTAACCATGCTATTCTCTATCATTTCTGCCTTAGTCACTACCAATGTATATGTATCGCTTGATCAAACCATTGCCTCAAACAACTCGAACCAATCTAGTTTTTCTCTAGCTTCTTCTCGTGTCATTCTTTCTCCTGTCTTATTGTCCTCTATCATGTTCTCGTGAGACAAATGCGATGTACTAACAGCTGATATAAACCCATTTTCAATTTGATATTTAGTCTTATCGTCTAGTGTATTTGTGTCTACGTAAAACAACACATTTAGGTTTCCTTCCTTTCTATCTACCCGGAGCTTTGCAGCGTTTCAAATTCCACCATATTCATGATTATGTTGTAGCAATATGATTGGGTTTTTAAGATAGTTTTCAAACAACCGACCCTTCTGGTCTATCTTATATCAATTTCTGGATTTCTCTCCTAATCCATAATTCTGAGAAGCGACACCTTTGAATATAAGTATGTTTTCTCCCTTCGGTATTTCCTTGTCGACCTTAACTCAATCTTCGAGGAATGAATTAACCTCTTCTCTATTTATTTTATCTGTATTAAAATTAACGAAAAATCCATTCTCGTTTATATACTGCTTGAATTCTTTCTTAGACATATCCTTAGTGTCTTGTAGCATAGACGTTAATTAAAAATCTAAATACTTTATTATATAGGCAGACCTAGGCGAACTGCCTATATAATGGAATATCTAAATCTGCCAGATTTTTATATAATATACTTAATTTTGCTATTTTTGCAAATATCTCGTTTATTCGTCTTCTTTGTCTTTTGCTTTTGATCAGGTATCAACTGCCTTTGGTGCGACTCATATATTTTTAGTTGTCTTCTTTGTTTGAGCAATAGACGCCACTGATTTGTTCAAAATGTTTTCTATAGAGTCATTTTGGATGTTCACCATATATGTATTCAAATACTCAGGTAATTTATCTGTTGGATACCCTAATTCTGCAATGGCTTGAATAAACGTGATAGTTCACTTTTCAAGCTGTTTCAATATCAACTCTTGTCTTATTGTTGGATCGAGAAATTGATCGTTCTTCAATTGTATTGTATCATATGGGAATCCTGGATAGATTATTTTTGTTATCTGAAACATAAATTCCTCCAAAACATCAGCATAATCAACCATTGATTTATCGCTCTGATGTGCCATCTTTTCATATTCAGAATGAGAACCATTCTCACCATCTCTGTACGACAAGAATCTAGGATCAAACCCAAAAAGTATACCCATCTTTTTTATACTAAATTTATTTAGTTCAAGAAGTTCTAGATCTTTATTCGTGAAGTCTATAGTTCTAACCTCCTTAATACCTCAAGTAGCCATCACTCAATGTGACTTTTCACTTCACTGGTATCTTTCCTCGAATCTTTTTATAGCTGCATTCACTTCTTCTGGGTTTTCTATGTCGTCATCCATAGTCAAGATAACGTTTGGCATTGCGTTGTTCCTGAAAAAGTAGTAATTTCTCTTACTTGCCTCAAAGTCAGACATGGCAGTATAAACAACGCTCTCGTACATTGACATACCGAAACTAGAGTTGTTTGGATCGTATCTTGTTATCTGGAAATGTACATCACTAAGTGGATATTCTTTTTGGTTATAGTAAAACTTCTGCATATTTCAGAAGGCGTCAGAGTCTTTAGCGACCCCTCTACTATCAAGTATTTGCACTCTTTTAGATCCATCTCACATTGTCGCGAAATAGCAAGAAACATTACCACTACAGAAACTATTGGTGTAGTATTTATCTCTGAACGTCTTGTATGATTTAGTCACAGGATCTGTGAATAGTGTTTGGATCTTATTAGCCCAACTCGAATCCTCAATAATCTTATCTTTTTTAGTGAAACGCATTCCTAGCTTTCATACCATCTTGACTATGAGATCTTTTGCAGATTGTGCTTCTGTATTGTTACGCTGTATCTGATACATCGTATTAAGACTTATTTCGTATTTACCACAATCAGAAAATTTATTCCCCATGTATGTATATCACTTCGCCTGGAGAGACTGTGACATCATAGCGTCTTTTGCTAGTCTTTTACTGACTAATTGCTCGTCAGTATGTTCTATTTTATTCTCAGTTGTATCTGTCATATTTTGAAAATAAGACTAAATCACTGTGTTTATAATCAGAAATGTTTTTTTTGCAAATATTATAATTATCATCAGTATGTAAATACACGAGTGCTACCCTTTACGGCTCGATACATTTTCATCATGATACAATTTGAAACCAATATGCCATTGGCGTAATATACATGATCTCACTCAATTTCTAAATCATACACACTAGCGTAATCTTCTAAATTTATCTCAACAAGACCTTGAACAACACTTGGTTTTTGCATTTTTTTTAACCGAAAATTTTCATCAACACTGAATACATACCCTAAGCTCGAACCAGCGTCATTCTTTATAGCGGAGCTTTTGGTAACACTTATTTCAGCAGACTCAAGATCAATTTGTTCTTGTTGTTTTATATTCTCCTCAACACATTTTACATTTTTTGAAATATTCTTTAGCTGACCCAATAGACGACTTATAGTGCTCTTTGTGCCGTTCTTTTCAGGCAGGAGATGAGTGCCGTTTTTTACTCATAGGTCTGATTTTCTCAAGGTGTTTATTATTCCTAAATACCCGATCTTTATCGCTGAGATGAAGTTTCATATGAAGTTTCATATGCTCTGTCTTTTCCATAACAATCAAATTGCTAATAGAATTATTTGAAACATTCCTGTCAATATGGTGCACGACGTGTCCTTCGGGTATTTGTCATTTTTTTTCTTCCCGTATTTGTCTATGTAATGCCTTCCTTTTTCATCTGAACTTGTAATAGTAATATTTCCCATGAAGCCAATATTTCTTTCATTTATGTTGAATAGACGCCTCCATCTCCATCTTATTATATCTAATAAATTAAATATAATTATATTATCTTTCATTGAAATAGAGTCAAGCCTTTTGGTTCATTCTTTAGTTATTATTTTGTGCTTTCAGGTTCATAAAAGAGTTTCATTAAGTAAAAATAGAGATTTTGATTTCTTCTTTATTGTGTCTATTACTTTTCTATTTCAATATGGAGTAACCACCATATCTCATATTTCAATTTCATCTATTCTTTTATATCATTTTATTGTTAACACCATGGTCGATCAGACGAAACAATCTCCTAAATCTGGCGATCTTCATAGTTTTTGCTTCAATTCTTTTTTAGAAATTATCTTTTTTGGTCAATCTTTATCTATGTCTACCTCAACCATAGCATCTAACTCTTCTATTATCCTTTCTTTTATCAGGGCGTGAGTAATAGAAATATTTTCCTGAGAGTCACCTCACTTTACTGTTAATTTTAGGTTGTTCATGTCTATGGAAATCTTCTCTATATAATTTGCTAGTTCAAAATAACACTGCGTCTTTAGGCTATCGTAATTAAGCCTCTCAAGCTTATTCTTCTTGGCCTTCTTGGGTTGTATGGCCTGCGATCTATTTATAAATCACCTACACCTTAGCGTATCTTTTATTCCTCATCACAGACCATCCTCATCAACAAGAGTTTCTCTTGATCAAATATGTAACCTATCCCGTATCTTTACTATTTCACTCTCAAGGTCGGTGTTGTTAGACTTCAAGTAAATTATAATTTCTTCAATACTAAAATTATTCCACACCATTATTATAGCCCAGTCACGACCATGCCTAGCTGGATCGGAAGTTATCCTGTATTCGTATCAAGTCAAATGTGACTTTCAATGTATAGAAACTGCCTTCTGGAACAGTGGATCCTCCAAAATTTTTTCATCCAATATAGATGTATCCGATCTTCTGTTGAACATACCAAGTATCTCATCGTATTCATACAACCTACCCGGAGAAGCGTCATAATCAAAATTACCGTACAGAAGCCTTTGTTTCATTACTTTATCTTTCAGTTTCTTGAGAGATTGTACATATGCCTTTGGTAAGTAGGGATTATCCGTAGCTAGTGCAGGTATGAACGCGGTATGTGCCGGCATCGTTCAGTCTCTACTTGGTTTGTAGAACTTATGAAAAACCCAGCCTTTGTCTGGATTGAATGTACTCAATGTTTTGGGTGTCAATCAACAAGTTTCTGATCAGCACGTTGGGCAGAGGTATAGGTTTTTCTCGATATACTCATCGTCAATATCTATCTGATCTGGGTTCAGTATTCTAATTACCTTTACAAAGTTATCAGGCGTCAGGTCTCCGGCACAATGAGGACAAAAGTCCTCCAACTTAAATCTGATACGAGTTCATATAACGTCAAATCACATCTCTTCTATCTCATTGGACTCATCTACGAATCATCACGTAAACTCCATAGATCAGAACCTGAGATACAATGGATCTGATGGAAGTTGCTCCAATCAAATCAACATTATCGTAGAGGTCTCTCTATCTCAATTATAGATTTTTACTTCTCAGGAAATATTATTGTAAGAGTAGTCTGTATCACGAACTAATCCTTCATCTCAAAAAGATTCAAACAGAGTAAGCAAGGTTGATCACTTCAACCTCTTGAGCTCTTCTCTGGCAATGAATCGTCTTGTTCATGGGTATCTTCTAGCGGCCATGCTTATTCGTTGGACACCAAGGCGAGATTTACCTCACCCTGCTGCTCAACCGTATCATAGACTAGTAATTGTGTCGTCATATACGTGCATTCATTTTGGTCATCTCCTTGGAACTCGTTTTCAGTCCACGGCATCACAAAATGGGACTATTCAAAGATACATCAACGCTTTGTACTGTTTTATTGATGGCTTAAATACACTCATATACCGCATTGTCCTTTATAAATCAATCAACCCTATGCTTTTTACAGCACATTCCGCTGATAGTATAAGATACGTCGACTTCTCCATCTCATTCACAAGAAAGCAAATATCATTTGTCTGTAAGCTTAAATATGACTGATATGTTGACGTTTAGTTGCTTCACCTTAATATCTCAACAATTTTTAGGCAAAGCTAGTCTATTAGCTAGTCTATTACCCTGCATTTTCTACAGCCTCTTTATTGTCCACGACATCAGCTAAATATTCCTCTTCTACCATTTCCTCTGGAACACCTTCTATCTCCATTTTAAGTTCAACGTTTGCTTCGTTAAGTAATTGAATACTTTTGTTGTATGCAGAAACCTGATCAATGATTTTTTTCGCAACAGCAAGTCTTTGATTCTTCATGTTCTGTAAAATATCCTTTGTTTGGAATAAGGCTATGATTTTTTTGTTGCCTTCTTTTTCGTCTAGCTTGCTAGTGTCTGAGTCTAGGTCTGTAGCGATTGCTTCGCTGAATTCAATAAACATCAACCCAAGATCGAAATCCTTTGGCATTTCTTCGATAAGCTTTTTAAATTTAACTCCAACTGCGATTATTTGACTTTTCAAACCCATACGTTGGTTCTTTAGTCATTTTGTGTTTGCACGCAACTCGTACATCCTTTTAATTCCTTCTAGACAATCTACAGAATCTTCTGTTTCTCTAGTTTCTAGTAGCTTGAATATACCAGGCTCTAGTAATTCTAATTTTCTACTAATAACTTTCATAATATATGTGGTAAAATAATAAAAACTGTTGAAGTTTGCTTGTGGAACGATAAATATAGACAAATGATTTATTTAATGTGTATACATAAATATGTCCAACTTACAAGTGCCATCTACACATAAAGCATGCGTCGCCATGATTTATGACTTAAACAAGAAGATACGCAGACTGCAAGAGTTTAAAAGAATGACTAAATGACTACCCTCATGAAAGAGCGTGTGATATAAATCTAAAGTATCCCAACATATGATAATGAATTTCCTTGGGAATGATGCTAGTCAAGATATTTGAAACTCGATAAACGACTTTAGATTAAGAGATTTCTGGGACTGGGTAGCAGAATTGTCTGATAAAGATGATGTTTAGTCTTCTTTTAATACAACTGCCATTTTGAAATAATAAATACAATATTTTTTACGCTTATTAGCCGCGATGTCCTGTGATTTGTACAACACGAGTCACTTTTTTTTCATATCAGCAAATAATATTTGACGCTTTTGTTCTCTGTCGAAGGGGAGTGTGTAGTCGATCCTAGATGGGTATAGTATTGGCTTGTTCATGTTTATTTCCTATCAGATTCTAAATATGCGTTTATTGCGTTTTGGAGAAACTCCCCGGCACTTTTCTGTACATCCATACCTACCTCTTCTCATAGTGTTGTACTTAATTCTCATCGTCATCTTACGGTTAATATCATACTTCATTTAGCATCAAATATATAGATTCACATTTTATCGTGTTTGACTGATCGTTTTATTCGCTATCTAGCTAGCTTCTCATCATCCCTTTTTTGCTGAATATCTACCATCTTTATTATAATCAATATGTAAAGCAGTACCTCCCATGTCTCTTAGTAAATCTTCTAAGTATCGATTCCTTCATACCTTATACGATATGTGCCTCCCAACCCTAACTTCTGACACAATTCATCGCTGATCACGATGTATTTTTGGTGAATAATCAGCACGCCTTGGCGTTAAGACATGGTCTCACACTTTGTATCTTTGTTTCATTTGGCTCAATCTAAAAGAGATAAAACAAAATCATAAGCACATATTTTTCATGAACTTTTTAGTATGTAACCGCCGCGTTCACAGAAAGCCTTTGCTTTTTTACTTTCATGCTCTATTGTCTGCCTCAAATATTCAATACTTATCATGTCTAAGTTAGATTCCTCACACTCATCTCCTTCGTCGACATAAGGCATCTTATGATTAAAAACAACATTAGTGTGTCAGCATAAAACGCATTTATCTACTGACTTTAATTCTTTCGCAATCGCAACAAGGGGAATTCATGCTGGAATTAATCATTGATGGTCGCATCCTTTACATTTGTAGTAAATCCCATTTTTAATGTTTTCTAGAGTTATCATGGTTGTTTGATATGATTTAAAATACTTCAACAATAAAACCTAACCCTTAACAGCCCCAAGCGGTGTAAGCTCTACCACTACCTCTACAAGATTGGTCTGTTCTGACATGACCAATTCTATGTCCTTATAAGCACTAGGAGCTTCGTCTAGGTCTCAAACACCCCTTATTGAGTGCAAAACACCCATATCTTTGAGTATTTTCTGCTCATTTTCTACATTCAGTACTCTTTGTGCTTCCTTTCTTCACATTCTCCTCCCGGCTCAATGGCTACATGAGGTAAAGCTAGATTTCTCTCACTTTCACCTTACTATATACGATTTAGATCACTGACTACCTGGGATAATACCAATCTCTCATTCTTTTGCACTTGTAGCCCCTTTCCTATGCACTCGGACGTTTTTGCTATAATGATTCTCTAGTCTGGCGTAATTATGTGCAATATTAATAATATCACCGAACCCGCAGCCATCCATAATATCTACAAATATATCCATAACAACCATCATCATATGCTTCCTGTTTGCGAAAGCAAAGTCTACACAATACTGCATTTCACACACATAAGCCCTTCATTCCTCTGAATTTTCCGGAAGAAACGCAAGGTCGGCTTGGGTATTTGAATGTCGTTTCTCATTCAACTCTTTTGCTAAATTATTATAATACTTTGCTACCTGTAATCATAGATTTCTACTACCACTATGTATCATTATCCAAATATATCAATCAGATCCTTCCTGTATTTCTATAAAATGATTTCCACCTCAAAGGGTGCCTAGTGATTTTAAAGCTTTCTTGAAATTATCCTCAACTATTGATTCTACACAATTAGGTCAAAGCATATCAGCATCTGCCCACTTAGGCATAGCACAAATATCTTGTGGCTCTTTGTGGCTGTTGAATCAAACAGGGACTAATTTTCTTATTTGTCATAAGATTTTCTTAAGATTGTCTGTAGATAGGTATTTAAGTGTAGTTCTCATGGAACACATTCAACATCAGATGTCCACTCACACAGCGTTTGGTATGATAACACCATCAGTAGCGATTACTCATCATATTGGCATTCAGTATCACTGGTGTGTATCTGGCATAAGCGCAACGTGTTTATGTAGGAAGGGAAGTCTTGACAAATTTATGGCCTGGTCCAATGCTCCTTGTTCTGGGTTGTTACATCGTGACTTTATTGGGCTACCTCATTCATTGAATACTTTCATGATAATAATTATAAAATAAATAATCAAGTGGGCGGTGGGACTTGAACCCACGATGTGCCAATCTCCAATATCTTCCCTCATCCGACATAATCTTGGGTATTCGTTTAGGAGTTTTGGGAGGCCTAGCGGCCCACGTATATTTTAACACCGATCAGATAGTACTCAATCTGGCATCTCATTCGCTGCTATAATTAAAGTTGTGAGGGTGTCTATTAGTCAAGTATAACTACCTCGTCAATTCTCGGGTTCATTTTTTGATAATACTTTGGTTTACTTTCTAATTCTGCCCTAAGGACTACTAAAAATTCATTTAATTCTGAAAGCTTCTTCCCATCTCGATACTCTCATAGGCGCTTGATAGGATACCCTGTATTTTTTATGGCGGCGTAATACATTTTACTAAGATTGTAGGTAATATTCAAAGACTCCATCCCGTTAGGGAAATCGTATCACTCTATCGAGATTCAATGTCACATACTCATTTAAATAACAAATAAAACAACTACTCAACTCTATTCGGGTACACAAAACATTCTCAATTAGCCGGGGCTGCTTTTCCCTTTTCAAACACAGCGACATAATTAGTGTTTGTTCTTTGGTAAACCTCTACTAGTATATCTAGGTGTGATAGACTTCCAAGAATCTCTTCCGCTATCTTTTGTGCGTCTTCTCTACAGGCTGCTTTGAATCTGAATATCTTTTCATTCATGGTGATAGCGGTTTAATTAAAGCCTATTCGTTATCTCACAAATTATCCTCAAATCATAAAGTTCTTTGGAGTTCTCCCTCTGCCTGTCAGCTATTTATATGACTATCAAGGGTTGTGTCTATCTGTGAATATCCTTCTGCGTATTTCCCTCCACTAGGATCAGGTTCGTCGCTATCCTGTATTTTGTCGACGTACTTTTCCCTAAGCTCTGCTGACTTTTTATCGTAATCTTCATACTCATAATCTGGTTTGTCTAGGTTTTTTCTAAATCGTCCCATCTTATTTTATATATTTTTGTAAAATATTACAAAGCTCACGGTGGTCGGAGAATGGCACTAAACAATCTAGCACCTTTATTTCTTCGTATGCCTCATCCCATCACTCTGAAATTTCTGGTAGCAGGAACTGATCTGGTATATAGGTTTGTTCTGGGTTTTTTAGTTTATTTATGCGGTTAAATTCCTCAAAGTTCGCATACATGCGGATCTTCGCTCTAAAAATTACTATATACCTGAATTTTGTTTTTTTGTAGGATAGTACATGGTCGAATTTTGGGTGGAAGCTACACCCCATTTTTTGGAAGTACTTTATCGCACTTTCCCTGATACGGTTATCATCCAGCTCACAGAAATACCGTTTATTGAGGGCGATCATTTCCATTATCTTCTTCTAAATCCACATCCTGAGAATCGTGGTATGGTTCAAAGTCACCATCTAGTCTATCACGTTTTTTTGGTTGTTCTGGGCATATCTTATCCATTACTCCCTCTACCATGTTTTTGCCTACTGATCCTGCAATATTAAGAAGTCACATATTTATTTTATCATGAGATAAAAAGGTGTTGTTACTCTTCTAAACTGTCTGAAAACTCTAGTACTTCTCCTAGATTCTCTTTAACTGATCATATCTTTTTGTCTAGCGTTTTCTGTGCGTCTCCCTTGAGTGCGTCAATTTGCTCAATGGAATTTTCTTCGTTGTACTCTACTGGTGTTGCAACGTTGATCATTAGTAAGAATTTATATAAAACTATTTATATTTCTCTGGTCGTCGTTCTACAAACACTAACCATAATACTGCCCCAACCCCAGCCATGACAAAGATTTCTTTCCGTGGTGTATTTTCTATAATCATTTCTATTTGGATATATAATAATTTAAAGCACATAATCACAGAAAGAGATCGAGTTTATACCTCTTCCTTCTCTTTAGTAATAACTTCTGCGACAACCTTAGCAATCGCAGCTAACTTTACTTTATTTTTTGCCTTATATTCTATATCTTCTGCCATTCTTTGGATGCGTATCTTCTTTTCTGTTCTTAATCTACCTGGCGATTGTTTCTTATTCTTTCCCATTTGGATATGTAATAATTTAAAACCTGCTACAATTACAGATAGAACTCCTTTATTTTATGGAAAACATCATACACTGCGACTACATCCCTTTCACAATACGCAACAATTTCTGTAAGCTTCCCATCATCATAAAATCACTGTACTTGTGATCAATCGATTCCCTGCTTTGGTGTTTCTACATCGAGAGCTTTACAGAGAACATCCAACGATGTGTAATTCAAAGACAATCATTTTCGTATTACTGCTGTATCGATCATATTCACCTCCCATGGCTTTTTGCCATAAAAGTTCAGGCATTTAGGCACTCTTAGTCCATTTATGATGTATCTTTTGGCTAGAAACGGTACATCGAAGGTGGTAACGTTGTGTCAAATAAACTGAGTACTGTCGGTGAACGCCACCCTAGCTTCTTCTAACAAAACTTTTTCGTCGTCCCCAGAGAACGACCTAAGACACAACCTTCATCCCTGGTCCTCCATTCAAACAGAGATACAGACAACTTTTCCGAATTCTGGATGTAATCAACGAGCATCTCAATATTTTTCCTGATACTTCTTTTCTCGCTCTGCGTCCATTTGTTTTGTACTTGCGGTTTCAATATCCATGTAAACTTGCATTAGTTGTTTTTTATAAAAGGTAAAAGCTTCTTACTTCTTTTCAAGCTATTGTGTTATTTTATAGCTTTCTTCTATAATATTCTTTATATTTATCTGTTTTCTGATATTCTTTCTGATATTCTTTCTGATATGCTTTATATTTATCTGTTTTATGATATTCTTTCTGATATGCTTTATGTTTATCTGTTTTCTGATATTCTTTCTGATATTCTTTCTTATATGCTTTATATTTATCTGTTTTCTGATATTTTCATTTATTGTTTACTTCAACTAAAAACGCAAGTAGCTCTTTCCTTTTATCTTCTGGTTGTTCCATTGGGGGTAGAGTTGTGTCTATTGATAAAACCAAAAAACAATTTTCACGAACTTCTATAATTCACTCTTCTAGGAAGTAGTCCGTATGATCTTTAAGTATTTTTTTTTCTACCCACCTCAAGATATTATGCAGTCAGTATTGTCAGATAACCTCTGTTTTACTACCTTTAGTAAACGTATAAATATATTCTCATCAATCTTCTTTTG